AGAGTTGTAAGTATAGGTAGCGCCTCCAAAAGTATGAGTATCTCCGTTTGAAGGACTGTTTGGAAAGTTAGTAGCCATTATATTATCCTTGTAATGCCGCTGTAGGCGGTGTGAATGCTGAGGTGTACCGAGCGAGACCTTTTGTTATTCGTACATCAGACATATAACCTGTAATAGTTCTTGATGTTGGAGCATAAAATCCACCTCCGAGATAAAAATCTCCGCCGGTTGCTACTGTGTAATTGCCAGTATAAGTTGAACCGTCTTGCACACCATTTACAAATAATTTTGTTTCATTGCCTGATCTTGTGACAGCAATGTGGTTCCAACTACTAGTTATTAAATTTGTTGAACCTGTAATTATATAAGCCGAAGAGCCAGTAGAATTAATATACAAAGCAGCATAATTGTTACTACTACTAAACTCTAGCGACCAGGTTGCAGCAGACAAAGCTCCGGGCGAGCCTTTTGAAAGTATTCCAGCAGTGCCTCCTTGTGCAGATATCCAAGCCCAGCATTCAACAGTATAGTTTGCGCTCCCAAGTTCTATATCCTGCATCAACATATAATCATTGCCATCAAATTTTATGGATGAAGTTAAATACTTACTCTGAGTTGTAGACGACTTAGTATCACCGTTTAAAGTAATAGCCTGAACAGTCTGAGACTTGTCGATGATGCCAGCGTTGGTACCCTTGAGAAGCAAAGACGTGTTAGTGATAGCTGTGAGCGGGGCTGTAGGCGGAGTAAAGTTAGCTGTATAAACTACTGTGCCTTTAACTAACCTTACGTCTGCAACAGAACCTGCAAATGTGCCATTGCCAGAGCTAAGATCTCTACCTACATTTAAACCATTAGCACCAGTGTTAAAATTATCTGTAATTGTTGCTGAGTAGCCTTCTATGCCGTCAATATATATTTTTAACACACTAGACGAGTTTCTCGTCGCACAAATATGATGCCATGTATTGCTCTTAATTGTGTTTGATGTTATATGAAGGTTTCCATTACTCGAATAAAACTGAATTGTATCAGTGGAGTGAGCAAAAAATCCCATCTGCGCTCCGGTCCCACTTTCATCAAGTGCGCTTACAATTGATTGGTAGGTCCCATTCTTTGCGGTTCTATACATCCAAAATTCAAATGTAAACTCCCCTGTGCCAAAGGATAGTGAAGCGTCGTTACTAATAGTCAAATAGTCTCCAGTACCATCAAAAGACATTGAGCCTCCATTACCTGCAGAGGAGTACTGAGTATAGTCGTACGGCGCTGTTGGTTGTACTTCTAATGTTGCAGGAGGAGTAAAAGTTCGATTGTTGCTGGAATAATCTTTTACCGCTAGACCTACTCCGGTAAAAAATGCGTCAGTAGATTTAGCAGTGGTTTGTGGTTCTGTTGGTGTAGTGGGAGCGCTTCCAGTGTATACAGCAGTAGTTAAACTAAGACGTGCTTCTTTTATATTGCCGGTGAATTGGCCTGCGCTCCAACCTCCCAAACTCCAGTTGCCTCCGCCTGCGGGTGTTTCCGTATTAGCAAAACTCGTCTCTAGAGATCCATCCGCCCAATAGTAATATGTACCATTGTACCGTTCCCAGACAAGGTAGTGCCAATTTCCATCCCTTAAATCATTGTTGCACGTAGGTGTTTCTACTCCTGCTCCTGTATGCGTGTACATATAACCTGTTGTAGGACTTATTCCAAACGCTTCTAATTGGTTTCCTCCATTGTACTTTCCAAGAAGAACTTCGCCCGCCTCAATTTTAGCCCAACATTCAAATGTCCAATTTCCAGAATTCAGAGTGGAAAAGCCTAGATCCATCCTAACAGCTCCCGGAAAATGAAGACTATAACCTCCCTGTCGATAAGGGCTAAAAGTAGTCTGATGTGCGTCTCCCGAAACTGTTATAGTATGAGAGTTAGTGCTGCTATCAATAAAAGCATTATTCACAGCGTTATCAGCACCTACAGAAGTTATAAGAGCACTAGTATAAGAACTGTTTACAACTTGAAATGCTAAACTAAATTCAGCCGGTGCGGTGGCAATATTAACTCCATCGCTTGCACGAAATGTAAGAGTAAACGTTCCCGCATTTGCATCTGAGGTTGAAGGAGTAATCGTAAAGACGTTTGTGCTCGCTCCAGTGCCTTGAACTACTGTTGCTGTGCTCCCAGAGGTATCGGATGCTAGAGAATAAGTAATTGGCAGACCTTCTGGGTCTGAAGCAACAATCGTTACAGTCGTAGCAGTACCATCTTGTGCTAAGTCATAGCTTGAAGATACCCCACTTATACTTGGATTTGTATTGATAAGAGCAATGTTGTACCACCCAGTACCGTTCCAAATATAAAGTCGGTTATTGTCTGCTACAAAAGCTTGAGAACCCGCTGCAGCACTATTAGGGAGGTCATTTGCAGTAGCGTACTCTGTGACTCCTGCTGCTGCGTATCGTATATTAGAGTAAGTTGTCATTATCGCTCCGTGAGTACCCAGCCATTAGCTACATTATAGTATACTAGTCCAAAGGCCGCTCTGTCTGTAGAAATCGTAAGATCGGATGCATCACCCTGTATCTTATGCCCATTTCTTGCTATAGTAATATTATTTGTTCCGGCATTTCCTGTTCCGTCAATAATTCGCACCTCGTCTCCAATGCTAGCAGAAGTAGGAAGTGTTACTGTAACGGCGGTAGAAGTATCTACGATTAGACGATTTCCTGCTACTGCTGTGTATGCTGAAGTTTTTTCTGTCCAAGCATCTAAACCTCCGTCCGTTCCGGCGGCTCCTGCTGAACCTTGAGAACCTATTACTTCTACCCACTGGCTAGAATCTGCATCTTGGTAGTATACGAACATTCCTCCGTTTGCAGTATCGTACCACAAATCTCCATCACTTGGAGCAGACGGAGCTGTGTCGTCTGTAGTTACAGAAGAGCCTCCCCCGCCCCCGCCAGCAGCAACTGCGGCTGTCACAAATGCAGTAGTAGCTATTTGAGTAGTATTAGTACTAGTAGCTGCTGTAGGTGCTGTGGGTACTCCAGTAAGTGCTGGGGATGCAAGAGGAGCTTTTAAGCCCAGGCTTGTTGTAATAGTAGCAGCAAAGTTTGCATCGTCATTTAATGCAGCCGCTAACTCGTCCAGAGTATCAAGAGTCGCAGGCGCAGAATTTACAAGATTTGCAACTTCAGTATCTACATAAGATTTATTCGCAAGCTCTACCCAGTTTCCTGCGTGAGCAAAGTAACCTCCACCTGTTCCATGAACGTGTGCAAACATACCATGATATGTAGTAGCGCTTGGAAGATCGCCGGTAGTAGCAAACATATTTGCATAGTAAGACTTACCAGTAGTAATAAAGTCATTACTTCCGATATCTATATCTGCGCCACTGGTCAGTACAGGGTCTCCAATTCCATATCCAGCAAGAGTAGTTGGTTTACCAGTTAAGGCATCAAAAGCAATAGTTTTATCAAAAACACCTAAGCTATCTGCTACTTGAATTGAATCTGACGCTACTGCCACTCCGCCTAGAACACTTGAGATTGTTGTAGCTAAAGTACCATCTGTTTGAACATAGTATTTAGTATCTTGAGTAAGGCCTGAGTGCTGATCACTAACAGCACCTGCAAGCATAACTGTAGTAGTCGCACTCTGTGCTACAGTATTTTGAGCAATCCCTAAATAATCAGTATAGTTTGATACTGCATCAAGCCTTAGAACTCTTCCTACTAGGTCAGGAAATTGTTGATAGTTATAGTGAGTATGAAACCCTGCAAAAGAGTACCCATCAGGGTTATTTTTTGGGCTAGGAGTTGCTTGCCCTCCACCTTGAGCCTGACTGTATTGAGTAATTGAAGTCCAAGACGTTGAAGTAAACGTCCCGTTTGCACTAATTGCGCCAACGCCTATATATAGTCTTTTGTAGTTTCCTTGCTTTACTGCAGCGCTAAGAATAAATCCATCGCTTGATGTAGAAAAGTGAAATCCGGAGCTATACCAACTATTGCTACTTGTCCCAATACTCCAGCTAGGGTTAAGCTCGGCGGCTGCTACAGTTATTGTAGTGCCATTAAAGGGCGCAACTCTAAAGAGCGCATCATTGGGGCCTACTCTTGATAATATAAAGTTCCCGGTTCCTTTATGGTAGTGCGCTTCAGTGTACGTGTTTGTAGTGGCTACTGTGGCTTTTGTTCCCATTGAAACAGTAGTTCCCGAAATTGTTCCTACGGAGTAATCAAGATTTGTACCATTTAAGTCTGCTACTACAATTTTATTATGACCACTGTGCCAAAATATTTCAGTGGCCCCGTTTGTAAGACCAGTTATATTTGACTTAGTGCCTGCAGTAAGCGTATTACCACTAACCGAAAGGGGAAGCACGCTTGCAGTACCGTCTGTCTCTTCCACAAGAAGTAGGGGCACTCCTGCAGGAGTAACAACAGCGTCTGTAATTGTTTCAGATACAGTAATTGCTGCCTGCGCAGAGAGCGTGCCAGACGAGTAAGTTATAATTCTTGCTTTATATACGGAGCCTGTATAGTACGATAATACCCCTTTAGATGTACCGGGGATATGGGTATATAAATGATAGTGCCCCGCAGTTGTTGTTATATCTGCGTTTATAACAGTTTGGGCTGACCCTACCGTATAAGAAAGAGCACTAAGGTTTGGAGTGAGCACTCTACCAATCCAGTTAGTGCCCCAAGGTTGGTAGAACTCAAGATACACCCCATCGTTGTCATTATAATCTACTGTGTGCTTACGATAAGGTAGATCATTACTAGCTGAATCTGTTATAGTACTAGAAGAAGCATAGCCGGCAGCCTGTACAGAAACAGTTTCCACATTACCACTGCTATTTAATATTACAGGGTCCCCCGCAGTAATAGAAGTATCGGCAGTATAGTCTCTTTGTGAGTCCCCTCCCGTACTGCTAAAACCTGATACGGCTGTCTGTACGAACTCTGTAGTCGCAAGCTGAGTAGTATTTGTACTACTAGCTGCTGTGGGCGCGGTAGGAGTACCTGTAAGAGCAGGAGATGCAGCGGAAAGAGCATCAGTAATACCATAGCCTGCTACAGTTGTTGGTTTACTCGTTAAAGAATTAAATACACCATCAAAAGCATCAGTAATGCCATAACCACTTATAGTAGTAGGCTTACCTGTAAGAGAGCTAAACGCGCCATCGAACGTAGTAAAAGAGCTAAGATCTGGAGGAGTATAAGTAAATACGCCATTAGCATTGTTATATGATAAAGCACCTCCTGATGAAGCCGCAAGTGTAGAAGTGCTTAGATCTGTTAAAGCTATACCACTTCCACCAGTTACAGCAGCTTGAACAAATTCTGTTGTAGCAATCTGAGTAGTATTTGTTCCACTTGAAGCTGTGGGAGCTGCGGGAGTACCTGTAAAAGTAGGAGAAGCGAAGGGCACAGCGTCAGAAATGCCGTAGCCTGCTATAGTAGTTGGCTTGCTTGTTAAAGAGCCAAACGCTCCGTCAAAAAGAGCTGGAGGAGTATAAGTAAATACTCCATTAGCATTATTGTATGCTAAAGATCCACCCCCAGAAGCAGAGTTCGAGGTAACACTAAAACTATTTAAATTAGCGTTGCCGAGCCCAGATATTTCTGCTTGTACAAATGCAGTCGTCGCTAGTTGTGTTGTATTGGTACTGGTAGCCGCTGTTGGAGCTGTCGGAGTACCTGTAAGCGCCGGACTTGCAAGAGGGGCTTTTAAAGCTATACTATCAGTTACTGTAGTAGAAAAACTTGCATCATCATTCAATGCTGCGGCAAGCTCATTTAAGGTATCTAAACTTCCAGGAGCTGAGTCTACGAGACTTGCAACTTGTGTATTTACATACGAAGTAGTAGCAAAAGTAGAAGTGTCTGCAGGAGTAAGTGTAAATTCTCCTGTAGCATTATTATAAGAAAGTCCGCCGGACCCGGAAGCACTTGCATTAGCTGTGATAGAGAAGTCATTTAGTTCTGCCTTTTTTATATTTAAAAGATATGTGTCTAAATTAGATGTCGTAAAGAAAAATGCCTCTGTCGAACTTGTAGCAACTCCTACTTTTAACGCAGAGGTAGTTTTAGTTTGTGTTAAAGTTCCGTTTGTTTCTGCAAAAATAAGAGTATTGTCTGTAAGGCCACTAAACCCAGTTACTTTACCATGTACTCGAACTGTAACAGAGGCAGAATCTGCAGCACTAGCAAGTGCTATACCTATAAACTCTAGATTAGAGACACTTGCAGAAATGGTAGATACAGTTCCATTAGCATTAATTGCTACAGGGTCTCTGGCTGTAATAGCCCCTGAAGCTGTAAAGGTTTGATCTAAGTTATCAACTATAGAAAGTTCACTGAATCGTTTATCTACAGTAGTAGATGCTAAGTTTGGAGGAATTACATTTTCTTGATTACCAATCGCAGTATTTACAGGAACAACAAGAGTAGTTCCATTTGCAGAGATTTCTGCAGATCCAACAAGAATCGTATTAGGACCAAAGTCGCCGGTGTCAAAATAACCGAATGTAAATCTGTTAGTAGGTGTTCCAATAGTAGCATTTGCACCAGCAGGAAGTACAGTATTTACATGAAGCTCGTTTACGTGCTCTGTTGAGGTACCTATACTCACGCCCCCTGCAGTAGTGGGCTTTACTGTCCCTGTTAGGTTTATTAATTTATCTTGAACGTACTCTACAGTAGCTAAATAAGAGGTAGCAGCGTCCCAGCCAGTAAAATTATAAGTAGCCCCAGAAAGCTGAGGGAACCCGGTAAATGCCGGACTTGCTAAGGGAGCTTTAAAGTTTATAAGAGATTGTAGAGCTAAATTACCTGTTTGAGCACTATTTACTAGAGTAGATATAGGAGTAACAAGCGCGCTTACACCTCCTACAGTTTGAATTTGAAAATTACCGGCACCCGCTCCTGGTGTGGGAGCTGTGGGAGTGCCGATAAGGTTTGCATTAAGTGCAGTAATAAACGTAGAATTTACATAAGTTGTTAAATCTGTTTCTACGTTTATTATGCCTTCTTTTAGATTTATAAAATTAGAGTCCACTTCTAAGACTGAAAGCACTGTTCCTTTTGCAGCCGCAGAAGTACCTCCCGTGTAGCTTTGGGAGGTATTCTTTGTAACAATTGTAATTGAGCTAGCAGTCATAGTAAACCTCTATATTTTAAGGCGTTTGGTCAGAGAGTTGAACAGACCAAGTTATCTGTAGTGTGTCAAGTTGAGCTTTTGTTACTACATCAAACGTTGTTCGACAAAGCATTGTTTGCTCTATTGCGCCGGATCTAGGGCTTCCTTTTGAGAAAGATTTAATAGTACCCCCACCAACTGCATCAATAGCCTGACCTTCTAAGTTCAGTGCTTGATACCCCGCGACAGAGCCATCAATAGCTACTACAGTACTACCGTCACGATCTGTAAAGGCTCCTCCGAAAGATGGGTGAGTGGTTCTACAGTTAAATACACCTGCTTCACGTACTAACGTTGTAGCGACATTTGGGTTTTCTTCCTTAAAGGTCGCAATAAAGATAATTCTGTTTCCAGTCTTCTTTGCCCCTCTTTTACCAACAGCACCTCCAGCGGATACATCAGTTAATAACGGTGAATTGTTAAAATCATGCTCATCGGGGTGATACCCTTCAGTGGCGGTACCAGTATCTGCAACAATACTGCCCCCTACACGAGTTCCTTGAAAAATTCCATCTAAGTCCGTACCAAATTGAGTAAAATCAGCACTTGGCTTATCTGTAGATTCCCCAAAGAAAGGAGCTAGTTTACTATTAGCAGCAATGTCTGCAGGAGTATTGGTTGTGTCGTAATAGCCACCAATTTTTCCTCGAATCTTTGTCTTATAGTCGGTAAAAGTATTGGCCGCGTCTGCCGCTGCTTTAAACGGGTGAGGGTTTGTGCCGCCTCCAAGAGACGTTAGTACGTCTGTATACTTTACTAAAATATTAGCTCCCGAAGGTATCGCGTCTGATCCAGCAGACCCTCCCAGAAGCACTGCAGGATTTCCTCCAACAAGTAGGTCAATTTTAGTTGTTCCAGAAAGAGTTCCAGAAGATACATTTGTAATCGTACCAATTGTTGTATTTGCAGGAATAATATTTGCAAGTTCAATAGTCATCCCGGATCGTAAAGTTCCAGAAGTAGCACTTCCTGTTGGCATAGTAATAAAAGTCTCACCAACCACAATATTATTAAAAGTTGCTCCTCCGGTTGCCGTTAAACTACCTCCAGCAAGAGTAATGGAATACTGAACGTAGTCAGCAGCTAACGAGGTATCTTTCATTAGCTGTACACGAGTTCCTACTTCTGTCTGTAAAAAACGATTAGTAGTATTAGCGCTCTCAACAAAAGATTGAGCAGCGCTTGCGGGGCTTGGCACGCCTGTACCAATAGCCATGTGGCTCATCATACGAGGCATTTCATGTGCTCCGGTGCCACTACCCTTTCTATCTTGGTTGGTATCAATCATGCGTCCAATGATATGTGCAATCCCGTCCTCAGTTACAGCATTACGAATAGTCTTGTGCTGCTTTACTCTACCATATTGATCTCGAAGTACGAGATTGACAATACCTCTTATACTGGCATTATCTTTTAACATAGGGTTTCTCCTTAAAAATTGGCATGAGTGCCATCTTCGCCGACGTATACCTCCGTAAAGTAACTAGGGAGGCAGTATATGGGTACGAACGCAGTTCCAGAGTCGGCAACAGCAACTTCGTTCAAAAATTCTTTATTTGTTTTAATTCTAGGCTGTCTAATAAAAACTTGTTCAAAAACTGGAGCCCCTAGAGGCGTTGTTCCTACTTGTATGTTTTTAAGATAACCTTCTTCTAGTAAATTAAGTACTTCTTCTGGGGAAGGTTTCTGAACTATACCAATATCTTCGATTGCAAATATTCTTTCTAACTTAGCAAGAGTGCTTCCGCTAAAAACACTAGGCTTTAAAGACTTAGTCGCCGCTACGTCCTGGTCGTACTGCTTAAAGTAAAGTATATCACGCTCTTCAAGGAGAGAGACTGCTTCTTCGAAGGGGCCTACATGCTCCCAGAACTCAAAACCTTGGTCTGAAGCTCTTCTAATATATACCTTTCCTGTGCCTGTGTCGTACCATATAAAACCTATAGCAGGCTCTTGCGGGGCAGTAGAAGATATAAGATCATAGTCTATTGGTAGTAAAGAATCCCCGTTTGCATCCCTAAAATATACTGGTTTTTTAACTATATGATGAGGCTCTCGTACCGCTGTACTTGTTAATTTCTCTAGCACAGACTCTATATTTCCTCCAAGAACTAGGGGAGCTAGACTACTTGTGTGCATCTTGTCTATATCAAATTGTTTACTATATTTGATTAACATTTTTTGCTCAAAGTCAAGAGGCTGCGTCCCAGCATAGGCGGGCCAATTTCTAAAAGCATCCACAAAAGCTCCATCTCTATCAGCTCCAGGAGAGTACTGCAATATAACATCATAAATAGGATCTTCTAAACTTAGTGCTTCTGACTCGTATCTATGTAAAAATGTTGCTGATACTTTATCTTGAATAATTCTGTTTGACCCAGCAAATTTTAAAGTTTCTGCCGAATTAATGTTTTCTTCTTGGCGACTTCCTGGACCCAGTTTAACTAGTGTGTCTACGTGTTTAAAGTATTTGCTCCAATAAGAGTCTGCGAGCATTTTGTCAATAAATGTCTGCCCTGATGTGAGTTGTAAAGTTCCTCCATGTGTATTACTAATAGCTATATCGTCTGCGGTCATTTCTCTAAAAAATAAATTTATACGACGACCGCTGTCTTGGTGTGTTACAGTTTCAATATATTGATCGCTGTAGTACAAGCCTTGCTCAGTGTGCCACTCTGGCTGAGGATTTTGAGAAAAATTGCCTGGGCGCACTCCGTATTTATATCTTAAAGGTGCAGGTCCGTAGTACCCTCGGTATCCAAATCCATTTACCATACGCAGCCCTACAGCTAAACCGCCCTCTGAGTATATTTTAGCGGAGTCAGTGGATACCATAGCAGAGTCAGTAAACCTATCTATCTCTCCCTCACCATAGCCAGTTCGTTTTACAGCTTGATGAGAATATTTCTCACGAAGGTCAGGAAGCACCGCTGAATCAGTTCCCGATCTGAATCTTCCAAAATTTGCATAAATATGGTCAACTATTATATATCTTTCATTTTGTAGTTGTGCTTGGATATTAGCGGGCCACCCAGTGCCGTTTAAAAGATTGCCCTCTTCGTCTAAAGAAGTTCCCACAATAGGTCTGTCAAATTTATCCCCAAGGTCTACAAAATATGTAGTAGGCCCGCTTCCTAGAGGTTTTCCTGCTATTGGGCCCGGTAATTGTGAAAATATGGAAAAGAAAGTTTCGTCAATAATAAACTCTAATATTATCTTTCTTCGCTCTACTTTATTAATCGCTTTTACATTCTGAGTATCTAAACTTCGGGGCTTGCTTGTGTTTACAAATTGATTAATGTCTATATTTTCGACTATGCCAGGCTTTCTAAACTTTCTTGCTTCCTCTAAAACTTCTACAATGTCTAAAGGTTTTTTGTTGGTCAGAAAGACAGGTACTTCACTATTTGTAGCTGCTTTTTGAAGGTCTAACGACTTTTGCTCTCCAGATATAACATACGGAATTTCAGTTGTAAAAAGATTTTCTTGTCTAATAAACTTCGGAAAGTTTGTTAGAAGGTCAGTCGTTCCAACTTTAAATTCTTCTGCTAATCCGCTTTCTGTTGAAAACTTCTTAATGTCTGTTGAAAACTTTTTGCGAACTTCTTGATTGGGGTTAAAAATATCTAAAATGCTATCCTTTGGAGTTTTTGACGCTAGTGCTATAGAAGCTAAAGAGGCTATTTGCTCTGTAAACTTCGGCAAGATTGCAGGAGTTACTAGCATACCGTCTCCTGTTGCGTCATTAAATGTATTCAGAATTCCTACAAAACTTTCTTTAAAAGGGTTAATTTGATTAGTTGTGCTACTTTGTGTTTTTACTTTTTGAAGTTCTAATGTATCGACTGCTCCTGAAAAGATATAGGGAGAATTTATAAAGGCAAAGCTAGAGTCTTCCATTGCACTTGTTTTAAGTAAGTCAACTTCTAGAAAAGCACTAATACCTTCTATAAGGTCTGCACCTGTCTCAAAACTAGCAGAGTCGCTAGCAGTAAATAAATCTAGTAGCGGGTCTTTTGCTGCGGTTTTATATACTAAAAGCCTATCTTCTGTAAAAGCAAACTCAGTAGGAATTCCTGACGACTTTTTAAACTTTATATCTTCATCGTCCCAAAAGCCTATATCATCAGGTAGTTCTACAGCTCTTGATATTTTAAATTCTTCAAACGCGTCAACTACGTCTTCTTTTTTCATTTTTGGAATTCTTATAGAATCCAAAGTATCCAGTAAACCAACTAACTCTGATATATCAAAGTTATAATTAAGAATGTAAGATAGAACTGCTTTGAGCAAGCTCGGAGATGTTCCAAAACTAGATGATAGAGTTGGAGCATTTGTGCTAAGCCCAGAGAATAAAGGTGCGTTTAAGCCTACTCCTGTTAGATCTGGAGCATTATCTACCGCATCCTGTAGACGTGGAGACGTTAAAGACGGGCGTGATATGTATAATACACCTTTTTTCATGTAAAGTCATTTCGTACCTTCAGATTAATAATCTCAAATGTGCTCATTATTTTATTAGTAGGCAGAGTAAGCTCTACTTCTGCTTCATAAAATCCTTCTTCGCAATCACTGCTTGTTAGAAAAGCCTCAAGAGGGAACGATAAGTCTCCTGCAGGCAAAGAGCCTCCACTACTGGCAGCAATGCTTGAGATTACGACTGTAGTACCTTTTTTTCGAATATGCAACTGTACTTGATGCCCTGCGACATCAAAAGCGGCTCCCGTATCCTGCCTAGTGAGGGAGGTTCGAAGAGAAGGACCTGTATCTCCTTTTACTATTTGAATTATATCCATATTTATTAATATACTCCAAAAAGGAGGCTTTGACTATTTATTGCTATGATTATAGCATTGTACACCTACCTTGTCAAGATTTATTTTTTGCAGGTTATACTTATAGTATTAGTATATTCTTACCAAGGCTTTCCGGTAGCAGAAGTTGGATTTTTATCCGCCTCAATTTTTGCAGTCAGTGCCGCTTCAACACTGTCCTGACCTACAGACTCCCATACCCAACCTAAGACATTAGCTTCTGTTAGGCTATCATAGGCAATATAGTTAGATGCAGTAGGGTCTGGTGTAAAAGCCACAGTACCGTAAGATGATGCAGCGTAGGTCACAGCGTCGTCACCAGTTCCTACGGTTTCTTCTTTAGTACATCGCCAGTGTGCAACGGTTACACCGCCATCTGCCAAGTTACGCTCAAGTGTTGCAATAGTCCATGTAACCATTTTTATTCTCCAAATACTGCGTTGCAGATAGCTTGTACGTTAGCGGGTTCAGCTGAGTAGTCGTCACCTGAGTGAATTACATGACGGTGATACGACTGTGAAATTAGATCGCCGTCCTCTAGCACACGAGTAGCAGTCCGCACTTGAACAATTGTGTTGCCACCGGCTTCTACTACTTCGATTTTGTCTGCTGTTACTTCTTTTGTTAATGCCATTTTCTTTCTCCTTTAGTCCGTCTCAAGAATACACTTGAGATAATTAGGCTGTTTCGTAAACAAGGTTTCCGTGAATATCTGATGCACCAGAAGAAAGCTGAGAAACAACAACAGCATCGTTACCTGCCCCACTTCTGACTTCTAGTATTTTTACGTATGTCTCCCCTTCATTTACTTGCATAAAGGGAGTTTGTTCAAACGTCACTACGCTCAAGTTGGCTGTTCCGGTATATTTAGCGGTGCCGGATACAGACTTTGTAGCAAACGGTAGCCCAGTAATAAACACATCATTACCAGCAGTCATTCCTGTGGTGCTTATATTTGATACGTTAAACTGAACATACACAACTGCTCCAATTTTGACGTATGTTCCTCTTAAAACTGAAGAGCTTTCATTTCCTCCACTTGAAGCATCAGCAACTGCTCCTGTAAACGTTCCTTCTTCATAGTCATCCAGCGTCTTGCTTGAGACGTTGCCGCCAGTAGCACCAAAGACAACACCGCCTGACAGGTAAAGGTCTTTGAAGCGTCTATTGGTTCCGCCACTGCTATAGCCAATATCAATACTAGCGTCTACGTTTGCGCCAGTGGTGATGTTGTGCGGTATTACAGCGTTGTTATCTGCGTTAAATTGAATGCCTGTATCGCCGGTTCCAATTGTCAAAGCAGAATTTAAAGTACCAATACTACCGACTGTGCCGCCGTCCGCAAAAAATGTAGCGATTGGACCGGGTGAACTTAAACGGTTTAATTGAAGCGTAGTGTCCCCGTCAACTGTTACGTTGTGTGTTCCTGAGGAAAGAATTGCAGTACCTGCTCCAGCGATAGCCGCATTTGACTTACCAATTAGCACATTGCCGCTAGCATCTATAACAAACTGCTTGGACAGTGTTGTATCTGCGGCGTTATCAAATACACCAACAGCAAACTCGTCTGCTTGATCTCTGCCAATAAATGCTGTGTTCACATCCTGACCTAACTTCATAAACTGGTCTGGGTGGTTGTTGTAAATAAGAACAACAGTTCTTTCATTCACAGCGCCATCAGCAATCTGTAATACACCTTCATAAGAGGTGCCGTGGGTGGCTGTGCCAATTATGGCATCACCTGTAGTGTGTATAGATGCCTGTGGAGTGCTAGTGCCAATACCAACATTTCCATCACCACGAACAGCAAGCATTGATGCCGCACTAGTATTTTCTACAAGCAAAGCATAATCAGAGGAACTGGTTCCTGCTCTTATGCGAGTACCAAACGCTTGACCTCCTGTAGTACTAGAGTTAAATCGAGCGGTGTAGGCGTTGGCATCTCCGTCAACGACCAGTTTTGCAGTAGGGTTTGTGCCGTTTACGAGCAAATTGCCTGATGAGTCGATGCGCATGCCTTCTGTGCCTTCGTTATGAAAGGCCATATAACCCGCACTACCTGAACCACTGTATTCTCGTATTGCGCCAGTGCTTAAACCTGTTTCTAATTTTAATTCTGCATACGTTGTTGCGCTTGTCGCATTTGTATTTAAAACTCTTGCAGAAATACCGCCTGACCCTTGTGCGCCTGAAACGTCTAAAAGATTTGTTGGACTGCTAGTACCAATACCAACATTGGCAGAAGTGTCTATTGTTAAAGCATTAACAACAGAAGCGTCTGTTTTCGTGATTAAGACATTCAACCCTTGTCCAGAAGCGTTATCACGTTGAGCTTGGAAACCTACATAACGCGCAGTGTTGCCCACGTTTGTTAGCTTAAGCAGTGTGTCTGCTGTGTTGATTGCAGATTCGGTGTATATGTGTGTCAGAGCTTGTGGGGCGTCCGTGCCGATTCCAACCGAGCCTGCATTGGTTATCCGCATCCACTCATTTTCAATAACACGGTCATCACCATTAAGTTTTTCACCAAAGGCTAAAGCATCAGCTTGGTCTACAGTAATGAAATGTGTGTCTTCGTCAGCGGCTAAACCAACATCAAAAGCCATAAACCTCTGGAGCGGTAGAGAAGCATCGCTAATAAGAACTTGCGGCTCTGTAGCCTGTACATGCAACACAGTAGCAGCGTCTGGAGTAGTACCAATACCCAAAGACTCCGCAGAACTATCCCAGAAGAACTTCGCAGTCGTGCCAGTGTCTTCGTAAAAGCTGATGTCGCCTGTTGGCCCGTCTATTTCTAAAGCCTTAACTACTGATGAGTTATAGGGACTGCGCCAGAACTCTAATGTACCGTCTGTTTGAACGCCGCCTTGATTAGTTACCGCTCGTATAGACGCCGCTTCATGTGCACCAATACCACTACCGTCTGCGGAATAGAATTGAATACGCCCTATTTCATCACCTGAAGTCCATGTTCCTCCAGAATTACTGATTTTTATTATAGAAGGGGAAGCGATTGTTCCATCAACAGTCAAACCATCCATCGTGGCTGTGCCAGTAACGTCGATGCCTGTGTTCCCTGTGGCTAGTTTGGGGGCATTATTATAATAAAGAGTTGTTGCTCCGCCGCTTGTTGCAAACAGGTTTTTAACACCAGAAGTATTGCCTATTTCTATATTTGCGCCATAAATTTTTAAGTCGCCAGTTCCGTTATCAATAATGTAACTGTGGCTACCTGAGTGATATAGCTGTAGGTCAGAGCCAGCACCGAAGATAGCCTTGTCAGTGTCTGCAAACAAAATGTCATTACCGTTAGACGCAAGATCACCACCAAGCTGTGGTGTAGTGTCTTCTACTACGTTTTGCAAAGCAGAGTCCGCAGTAGTACCTTGTGCGGCAGTAGCATAGTCAGAAGAGTCAAAAGCCTTAACCTGTGCAAGGTTAGTAACCTCTGAGTCCATCAAGGCACCAGCGGCTGTAACATTGGTTGCGTCGGTTACGTCTGCGTTGGCTTCAACATTATCTAGCTTAGTACCGTCTGTAGCCAAGTCTCTGCCATCCACAGTACCTGATACAACAATATTACCAGTTACATTAACAGAGTTACTAAAGTCAAATGCATCTGTTGCCCCATTCCAAAGTATGGACGCATCAGTAGTGTTACTTACTGCGTCTTGTATAGTAATTCCTGCCCCATTAGCAGTAGAAGAAGTATCTCCTGAACCGTAGTTTAGAGTAATATTTTTATCTTCTACATCTAATGTAGCTGTATTTAAAGTAGTAGTGGTACCATTTACGGTAAAGTTTCCATTAACAGTAAGGTCGCCTGAAATCGTTCCGGCATCTGCAGTAATAGTTAAATCTGCCCCGTCCCAAGTTAGGTTATCCCCGCTTGGGTCGCCAATGCTAACTTTATACTGTGCACCTGTGTACCCTAAAAAGAACCCATTACCTGTATTAAATGCAGTTTGACCTCCTTTAATTACTCCACCAGAGCTTAAAGTGATGCCCGTATCTGCAGTGTTTAAAGTTACGCCTGTATTAATCCCACTCTGGGCCTGGCCTTGTGGATTTAAGTTCTCCACTTGACCTATTGTAAGGTCAAGAGTAACTAAGGGCGGCCCTACTACTATAGCCATTATTGGTCTCCTTGTAAACGCACTACTAAAGCGTCTTTTGCAGGATCTGGCCTAAAAGCGAGTTTCCATATTTTTAATCCAACAAGCGAAGACTCAAAAACAGTGTCTATTAAAATTGATTGTGCCGCAATTGCACTTAGAGCTACTGCTGAGAATACAGCAGGAGACGCAACAGTAGGTAGATCTGCCTTAAATACTATTATATCGCCGGGTACAAAGTGTGTAGAAAATTGACCGTCTAGATCCTGTATAATAGAGGGTGTAAGGGGTTGACTATCTACAGCGCCAATTTCTACAAACTCTGTTTGGCCTCCGGAGCCGGTTCCAATATTTCTCCAAAACCCCCTTCCATTCAGTATATCTGTATTCCACTCATAAAGCCCAATACTTGCCGCACTATGGTCAAAATAAATCCAAGTCTCTCTACCTGCAGGGGCGTTTGATACATTTATGGACTGAGTTGTAATAGTTACCGGATCAGCAGGGGCCGCATTAGAAGAAACTACCGCATTCGCATTTTCAAAGCCGTAGCTATTACCATCAGAAGATAAAGAAGTAGTATTATCTGATATTATACCTTTCACAATTCCATGCACTCTATCTGCACTTAAAATAATATCATCCTCCTCTCCTAGAGAAATAACTATTATAGTATAAGGCGATTTATTTCCTGAAGAAGACACAGTTCTAACTCTAAACTCATAAGTGGCGGTAGAAGATACAACAAAATCAGCTGTGCGATCTCCTACTAGCACCGGGTTTCCTCGAGGATCATCGCTAATATTATGAGCAATTTCATAGTGGTCTACTCTAGCAAAGTCAGTGGGGGCGTCCCATCTCACAGTAAGTTGCCTGTTTCCATTATCTAGGTCTGTCTTTGAAACAGTTAAATTTTGTACAGAAGGAATTTCTTGGGGCTCTTGCTCATCGAAGGTTGATACGGGAGTAACTCCTACTTCGTACCTTCTCTCAACTTCTTCATACTTTTCATTAGAGTGCTCTACTCCAGTAATATTGTAAATATTTGAGGCGCTCTGAGCTACTGATAAAATTCTGTATAGTTTTTTAGACCCGCTTATATCTAGCCCATCACTATCAATCTCTCTCAAAGCCCATACACTATTTACGGCGGGAGTCACGCCAAAAGTTCCAGAAGAAGCAATAGTTACTTGATTTGCAGCTGCGCCGGGATTTGTGACTGTATTTGCTTGCACATACGTGTATTCTTTCCAACTTGTTACAAGTTCTGTAGCACCTGCCGAGTCTAAGAAAGCATTGGACGTTTTTTCTTCTGTGTCCAAAGCTGTTAAAGAAAAAGACCCTCCACTGTAGACAAAAGCTTCTGGTACTCTGTCTCCTTGATTATAAGTATTACTATTAATAGTTATAGAGGACTGTCCAGTGTAAAATGCAGCGGGAGCAGTTACAAGAGTGCTTAACTCATAAGTTGTCCCTGAGTTAAAAGTAACACTCCTATCAAACGTCAAAGTTGTGCTGTTTGCTGCGGAAGTTCTACCGCTGTACTGAATACCTGTACGCTTATTGTCTGTTATATTAATTATGTCGCCAGGCTTCAAAAAGCCAGCGGCAAGTGCAGTACTGAAACTTACAACTTCATTTTGATTTTGAGCAGTCCATAGCTTCCATTTTCCAAGACGTGTAGCCTGACCTTCAGAAGTGCAGCCAAATGCTACAGCAGCCTGAGTAATTAGTTTATTTTGTCTTGAGATGGCTTCGGGATCTTCTACAATTAAAGGTACTGGTTCATAGTTTAACTCAGGGTCATTCCATGTGACAATGACTTGATTTACTCGAGTGCGCGACCCCGTGCTTTCATATATAAAAGAGCCATCAATAACGTTTGCTTGTGAAAAAGAATAAACAGCGTCTTGAGCAACGTCTTGTACTACAGTAATTTTACTATCCATCCAGTATATTAAACCTGTAAAGATAGTTGCCATATCTTTTAAAACTTTGTAAACGTCAGTAGCTTTTGTAAGATAAATATTTGCTCGATACCTAGGCTCTAGCCCACAGACTGTACCCGTTCCTGTACCTACAGAAGTTGCACGAAATTCTGTATTAACAGTATTTGCAGAAGAGCCGTGATTTGTAAAAGTAGTATCACCTACTGTTTTAATTTTGTAGTACTCGCCAAGTTTAAGGTCTGTAGCGTTAACCGTCTTACCATCTTCTACAAGCTCATCACAATACTTTGAGATTCTATATAAAGCGTAAATGTCTATATCAGAAAGAAATAAGTACTTTCCTGCCCCATAAGACGTGTTTAACAATAGATCGAGAAAAATCCAAGCAGGGTTATCTGTATAGTACTTAATATTTTTAAATTCTCCTCCCCAAAACTGCTCATACTCTGCTTTTCCAGAAGCAGAGTACTCTCTAGGAGTATAGGTGTCCGGAATAGAAACTAATTTACCTCTTAGATGAAAACTTCTTTTAGGAACACCTTTAAAGTCTCTACTAGAAAATTGCAATTGTGTAGCCGCTGTATATGGAAAAGTAAACCTATCTTTAATTATAGCACCTAACTGTGTAATATTTGCAGTTGCTGCAAGCTGCCATTTCTTTCTGTCAGGGCGCCCATCATTGGTGCCTGTTGAAGTTACTGAGAGCCCTATATGACGAGTTACTCGTATAATTCTAACTTTAAAATCATCAAAAGGTCTATACACATCAAGATTAATTCTGTGCTCAAAGTTTACTGGTGCAGTTGTAAACCCTTTGTGCTTAATATAGGTTGGATTGATATTAGGAAAAATATGTTCATAGTCTCCAAATACTCCATTTCTTTTTAGTGAAATTTCCATTAGGTAAAAAGCGTAAGCATCTTCACTATTGCCACTTTCACCAAAGTTATTAGATTTAAGCGAAGGATACTGAATATTATAATAAATCTCATCTGCTTCCAATAGTTTAGACGAAGAGTCTAGTCCAAAATCAGCAGAGTCTAGAATAGTAGGAGAATTATTTCTATCTGTGTGCTGGTTTTCGGGGTAAGAGGTAGCATCGCTATCTAAAAGAGTTACATTTAAACTATTCGCAGAAACAGTTGTTAGTTGTTTTAATTCTGTTAAGTTAATTCCTGACACACTTCCAATAATAGAAGAAGAGCCTCCATCTGCGTCTCCAAAAGAATTAAAGGATCTTTCGCTAGTGGGGTTTCTCCCTAGTTTTATATCAAATTGTAAATTGTCATACTTTGTAAGAGTGTTCTGAGACTGCGTTAAAGCAAGGGCAGCGTCATAGTTAACATCATAAGTAAGCTTATTAGTAATAGCTATAAATTTATAAGTACCTGCTGGGGGAATCCCCGAAAGGCTTCCCGCATCCACTGTTATAGTTGTGTCGGTTGTAGTACCCACAATATTGTGTTTAGTCCAGCTACGCAGTAGGTAGCTATTCGCATCAGGAAAGTCTGCTTCGTTTCCCCAGCCGGGAGGCTGAAACATCATTGTAGTTGAGTTAACAAAATACGATAATCCAAACTTGTCTACTACTCCCGGATTGACTAGCTCTGTCATTTTGCCATTATCATAAGCACTTGCCCAGTCTGCCTCCGTAAAGGGAGTTCCACTGTTTGCAACACAAGATACTTCTACTATACCAAGACTGTTTGTGCTCACAGTTGTAGTTACTGCTTCTTCTAGCTGAAATAATCTTAGAGTTCTAATATTACTCGTATTTTGTATAAAACCCGGAACAAAAAAGCCCGCAGACAAAGTTCCTGTTGCTGAGGTGCCATCAAACGTAATAGTAGCCGCACTTAAAGCTCCAGGGGTAAAAGAAGAAGAGGTTGATTCATCAGTAATAGGATTATCATTTAAATATACACCACTAGTGCCGCCAACAAGTCCTGCTATTGGGCCTTCGCACAAAATATCTGTAATACCTACATTCTGCGCTGTAGCTCCTTGATATGAAGAAGTTGAGCTTTGGAGTGTATTAAATAGATTGCGGTCTAATCCGCCAACATTAAATCCATTACTGTCAGTTAAAAAACCAGTCATTATGGTCCTCCTGGCGCAGATTGGCCGGTATCTTTCATGTCACCATTCTCGTCTTGGCCGCCGCCGCCATCTCCTGGATTATATGTTCCTCCGTGAGACCCGCCGCCCCCATCAGGGCTTGCGCCTCCGGGCACGCTATCATTGTAGAAATAGCCGCCTTGGTTCCTAACTACCATACTAACAGGTCTTCCTGGTATTCTTAGTTCTCCGTATAGTAAAGGTACAGGGTCTCCTTCTACCATAGTCTGTCCACTTCCTTGGAATAAATAGCTTTCATCTTGAGTATCTGTAGAAGGGTCGGGCAGCATCATTTGTTGAATACCTGACAGTGCTAAACTTGCTGTAGCACTAATTGCGGCAGCTCCCCACCCCGTAAGACCGCCACCAATATTAACTGCCCAGCCGCCGACAGCGGGCGTTGCGAAGCCTCCTGTAACATAAATTATTGCAGCAGCAATAATAGCGGCGAATATTTTTGCTCCCCCACTTTTTGACCCCATGGGTTGAGGAGATATATACATATCTCCTTCTTGAAAGTTGAGTAAAAGCTCTCTATCGTCTTTTAGAGGGGTTCCTTGTACTTCGCACATAAAGCCTATGTTTTTCTCTGTGCAGTCCTTCAAATACATTTGAAATTTTGGGTCATTTCCTGCAATACATTTAAAAACATCAGCCACAGAAGACGCGCGCATTTTTAAGTTACTGCCGTACTTCTCGCCAAGTTCTCCGTCTAAGTATACATTACGTAACATATCTATAAATTCCTACAATCTTTTTATGCCAAAAGGGAATAATTGAGTCCCTACAAGAAAGTCTGTTTTCTGCGTGATGAAAAAATATATCATTGCCTAAGTAAATACCACAGTGGTCTGGTACATCGTGTTGTACTTGAAAAATTAATACATCATTTGGTTCTGGGCTTTCTACCTTTGTAAGCCCCCATTTTTCTATAGCTTCGGGCGTAAAGTAGTTTAACCCTTTATCCCACCAGTCGTCCTCAAAAGGAGCACGAGCAGGTATGTGAATTCCTTTTGAAGCAAGCCAATCTCTTGCGGCTTCAAAACAATCTTGTGTACCAAACTTATACTCTCTACCAATTAAGGGATTGAAATTTTTTTCTGGCTCTTGTACGTGTAAATTCATCTCAGGATAGCTAAAAATATAGTAAGGTACTCCTAAAGCATTACAAGCATTAATGTCATTTGTGCTTGGAGTACATTCGGCATCTGGGTGACTATGTACAATTGCAAAAATATCTGCTTGTTTCTTTATCTTAAAGTAGTCTGAAGATGACATTATAAAGTCTTCATCTGACTCTGCTACATTTTCACAAGGAAAGTACTTTTTCTTTCCTTTTACAATTCCGATCACGCCACAAGCTTCTCGAGGGTATTCAGCCTCTAAGTGATTCTGTATTTCTTCTATCATTTAAACTTCTTCGTTCCGGGGAACCCTCCAAATGGTAAAGCAAATGAAGTATCAAGAATATCATCGGTCGCATTTCCCTGAAACCTAACCTTGCACCCTCTTATAGTCTTTGAGCAAACATCAAGTCTTTCCCAGTACGCACCACTAGTTTCTGGAGGCCTGTTTGTGGGTACAGTACGAAGAGCCTTCCAAATTTTTGTATGGCTGCTAACTATTGTCTTAACTGTAGCTCCCAGAGAATAGGTGTTACTAGCAGAATATGTAGCAATTACGCCGATGTTTTTTGTAATAACATCATTATTTATGTCATAAAAGCGTCCGTTGCTGTTCAAGGGCCAGTTACAACCACCATCTCTTGATATACTATAGCCTTGGTACCTCCAAGGACAATACTTTCCCACAACTATGCGTCCAGGAACAACTACTCCTTCAATATCAAAAGGGCTCGCTAGCTCAAACTGTACAGATAGTTGGTTCTCTTGACCTACTCTATCTATAAGGTATGTTTCTGTAGGAAATTCAACAGGTGGGGTAGAGGGTGCTGTGTCTGTAGAGGCGTAGGCATAGCTTAATAAAGTTTTTCTGTAAGTAATTCTCGAGTCTAACAAGTCTACGTTGCTTTCAATTCCTTCTGCTGAAATAATGTTTTCCATTAAAGTTTCGTCGGCAGTACCGTCACCATCAGAAACAAGAGTTCTAGCAAGCACGGGAATATTTGCTATAGATAATGTAGGCCGTGCCATAGGGCCGGAGGCTTCTGCAGCTATACCTGATATTTCAATAGGAATTGCAACGTACTCTTTTAAAGGGTATTTATTATAAGTTGCAGAGTTCGAATCATCGTCTAGAGTTTTTTGAGGGAAGTATATATTAGTAGCTCCTCCCTCTAGCCCATTTGTCAAATATACTACAGTTCCACTAGGCAGGCGTACATCAAACAAATGAATTACAGCATCATCTGTTTCCTGTAGCTGTACTGTATCAATTAAGTCTGTCATGGCTCATATACTCGTCTAAGTGTACAGTTTAAATTATGAAAAGAATCAGTTATATAAGTAATATTGTAAGATTCACAGACAACTTTTATTGCAGTGTCCCCGCTATGGTCAGTGACCGTAAAAGTAAAACTCTTTCCAGCTTTTACATCAAAAAAAGCAGCTATACGATTAATGTCTGCCGCAGTACGATTATTAAAAGAAATTGTAAATACGTCTAGCTTTGTGTTGGTGCCGTCTAAAACTCTCTGCTCGTAACCGTCCCCAAACTTAGCTGTTAGAACTCGTTGCACGGATTCTCTAGCTAAACCTCGGTCAGCTACTACAGTTACATTCGAGGAAGGGTCTCCTGAAGCAATATCATTTTGTGCAATTATAAACTGAAACTGTGGCATTAAGCTACTCCATAGGGGCTAAGCATTCCCCCTACTCTCTTTTGATTTAATAGTTCTTTCTTAACAGCTTCAGATATTGCAACACCAAGTTTTTCTGCCTGTGCCCCGTTGCTCTGAGTGTTAGTGTTTGAAGCCCCTTGATTGTCTACTGCGACATTTACAGTTACGTTATTTTCTTGACCAGCTCCAGACATCTGAACAGGAATAGATCGCCCGTTCGGAAGAGGAACTACAGCTTCCGTTCCGTGAAGCATTGCAGGATAGCCTGCTTGTGAACCTCTTGCTATGCCTCCTGCTGAGTATCCAGGCATCTTTTTGCCTTCGCTAAATATGCCGCCGGTTCTACCTGAACCACTAAAAGCAGGTATATTGAAAGATGTAGGGTCGACAGCACTAGTTAAACCTCCTCCAGCATTTGTAACATTTGTAGGAATTCCGCCCGAAGGCTGCCCAAACAAACCACTTATCGCACGAAAGATTAACATTTTTACTGTCATTTGTATAATATACTGTAAAATTGATTTAGCCATATTTGCAAAGGCATCTTTTGCTTTCGCAGTGCCATCAAGTATAGAAGTAAAGGCGGTTGCCATTCCCTCTTCAAAACTTTTAGCAACTCCATCACTTAAAACATTAATATCAGTAAGGTCTTCTTTCATTAGTAGAAGATTGTCCCTGTTTCTAATCATATCTGACAAAGCTTGTCGCATTCCTGCCTCGGCCTCTGATAGTGCAGCAGCTTCATTTGTCGCTAGTGCGCCTCCAGGACCTAGAATATCAGTTCCTATTGTATTAGATAGCTCTTGGGCCGAGCTGCGTATCTCTGGATCGTCAGAAGTTTTTGCAAGCCTATCTAATTTAGCTTTTTCAAGTTTAAATTGATTCTCTAGAAGATCGTACTCCATCCCTATTAGCTTTTGTTTTGTTTCTATTTCTTGTTCAATTAGTGCTTCTTTTTGTGCAATAAGTTCTGTCTCTAACTCAATGCGAGCTTGTAGCTCTCTTCTTTCTTTATCTATATAACCAAAAGGACTTCTTTCTTGCTGTGCCAGACGATCCTTCATTTCGTTTTCTAAATTTCTATTTGCCCTAGCCCGTCTTTGCTCTTCTACGGTGCGCTGTTTTTCAATTTCTCGAGTTATGCTTTGCTGCGCGGTTAAAAGGTCTTTTGCCTCTTGTAGGTTTGTTGATATAGCTTGGAACTCAAGATTCGCAATTTTTCTTTTTCTTATTTCTTCCTCTGTTGCGAGTTGATACCCCAGAGTTTCTAGCTCGTCAGTAGCGAGCTGCAAAGCAACCTTAGCGGCGGCTATTCTATCTGCGTCTCCAACACTTGAGGCAGCGTTAAAGGCTGCTTGAGCAGCTATTTGGGTATTAAGAGCTTTAACCGCTCGAGGTATAATTAGCAATCTTTCATTTTCTACATTTTTTATCTTGTCGGCAAATGTTAAACCTGCTGTTTGATTTTTTGCAAAATCTTTATTAGCAGTTGACTTTGCCTTTTCCAAGCTAAATATCGTTTCTTGAACTTTTTTATACTCAAGAGCAAGTTCATTTAAATATTGATTCTGTACTATAAAATTATCAAGCTCTTTCTGGGCACCTTTGATCGCGGCTTCAGCGGCCTCTTTAAGCCCTTTTCTGCCTGGGTCGCTCGCAGATATTATCGTTTCAAAAGCTGTGTCTATACGCTCCTTGGCCTGCTCACGCATTCTAGGAAGAGCGCTATTGCTCAAGTCTGCCGCAGTTTGAGCAACTGCTCCTAGTCTAGCAAACGGACTAACTTGTATGGTGGCTCCAACATCTAGCATTGCTGCATCTAAATTTTGTAGCGCTTCTGTCATTCCTTGTATTGATGTCGAGGCCGTAACATACTCTTCTATAACTTTACTTAAAGATTGTTTTTGGTCTCCTGTTAAGGAGCTCGATTCTTTAAACGCAGCCGCAAGCTCTTCTATCTCGGGGGCAAGTTTTGCGGCAATATTAAAAGTATTATTTAGTTCTTTTTTTGCTTTATCATATAGCTCTGGGTCTATTGCCCTATCTAAGTTTTCAAAAGCTATTACACTGTTAATTAAATCAGTACTGTTTAAAGCATTACCAGAGGCTACTACTGCTTCGGATACTCCAAGAAGGTTAGTACCCATAAGATCTACAGTTTTGGTCAACTCCTCGTTAACCCCTCTAATTTTCTCTTCAAAAGATTCCATCTCTTCTTTAGCTTTTCTTATCTCTTCGGGTATAGGATTAAGGTACCTGTAAAGCTCGTACATCATAGAAGCCGCTAAGGCAATTAATCCAATCCAACCCATTGCGGCAGAAAGAGTTGCCATGGCAGTTGCTGCTGTAGCGGCAAAACCCACTACAGCAACCCTTGCGGCGCTGAAAGTACTTTTAACTTGTAATCCATACAACTTTAAGTGTGCTTTCATTTTTGCTATGGAAACCCCGTGAACTTTTTCATTTCCTTTTATAGTAGCAACTCTGGTATTATAAGAGGCTCTTAAATCTGCTACTTGTTGTGCATTAAATCCTTTTAACTTTCCTGTTATTACAGCCCCATGATTATCTATATCCCTTTGAGCGTTTGTAAGTATTTTATCCGCATTTCTTTTTGCTGTTGCATTATCATGGGTGCCGAGTAAGAAGTCGGCTCCGGCGCCTCCCTTTTTACTCTTAGGCTGCGGTCCTAGTAATGCCTTTGACGTTTTAATTGCATCTGCATTTCTTTGGGCAAGAGTTTTTCCAAATTCTTCTGTCTTAAGCTTGGCTTTATTGACTTGCTTTTCGTAACGTTCTAAAGCTTGATTTTGTTTCTTTAAACTAGCTGCAGCACCGTCTCCCATGTCTTTAAAAGATGGAAGAATAGACTTAATAATAGGTAATGCAAGAAGCCCAAGTGCTGCTGTTAAAGCGGTTGTATTAGAACTTAAAAAATCAAATACAGGCCTAAGAATTTGAATTACATCTTTTTTAATGACATTTATAAGTTCCTCGAAACTAACTAAAAATCTGTTTAAGGAAGCAGCGCTTGGATCCATTATCGCTTCAATAGCGCCAAACTTTCTTTCGGCCTGTGTTAATACTTCGTTAGTAACTGCTTGAGTTCTTTCAAAAGATGTAAGCTCTCTGCCCGTAATATTTAAAGCATTTTTGTACTTTTCAATAGCTGGATCTAGTCTAAGAATAATACCTAATTCATCTAAAAGCTCGGGCTCAGCTTTTGTTACACCACGAATAAGTCGGTTAAAAGAGTCCACAAGATCTCTTCCTAAAACAATCGAGGCATTCTTAGCTGCGGCCCCTAAGTCATTTAGTTGAGACGGAGATAGTCCAGACGCGGTTCCAATTGCTGCCGCCTTAGAGGCTTCAATATAAGAAAGTTGCCCATCAGTAGCATCTTTTATTCCTTGGCTTATAGTTTTGTATGCTACACCTGTTGTAGCTGCAAGGGCTTCTTGACCTGCTATAAGATTAGATACATCACTGGCATCTTTTAAAAACTGAAACACGGCACTAACAGCAAATATCTGAGCAGCTAAAGTAGCATACGCAGGAACAAGGCCTCCACTAATTCCTTGCGCCATTTTAGAGAAGTTTTTTGTGCCGTTTGCAGAGGCTTGCGCAGCTCCTTTAATTCTTCGATCAGTAGTTTGAGCGCTTTCACCAACCTTCTTTTGAGACTTATCTACACCCTCTAGCGCAGTTCGCAGCTTTTTAGTGCTGACAGTGGCTTTTTGCATCTTGCCATTGACTTCAATATCAATTTTAATTTTCTTTGCCATTAGCCTTTAACATTATGGGTGTACTGTTTTCCACCGCTGGACGCTGATTTGC